CATCGCTAACATAAGCAACTTCTACACGAGAGATACGAATAGATTTTCGTGCTACTGTGCTCCAATAACCCCGACCGTCTGTGCGGGTAACGAAATTAACTGTACGATCAAAGTTCATACTGCCTCCGTGTAATTTTCTACTGCGGCGTTAAATTGCTCCAGGGCCTCGTAGTACTCAGTTTCATAAAACTTCAGGTTCTTTTTATTGATACCTGACCCAATTTCTAATTCGTATGTGTACTCGCCTGTTCTCCAAAGCACCACACGCTCGTTGCGTCCGTTGACGCCATCTACAATAAGTTGAATACTCATTACGCAGTCTCCTTGGCTTCCATCATTTCGCTCAAGATAAACTTGGCAATGTTCATTTGTTTACGAGCCGCTTCTGCACGATCCATTGCCAACAGTTCTTGTGCATCACTCAACACACCCATAACAACCATTTCCAAGCCACTCAAACGAGCAGTAATTGATTGCATGTATTGCTCGCGGATTGCTTGCTCGGACATACCAAAACAGTTCTTTTCGAATTCAGTCATCTTGTGCTCCTTATTAATTTACAATACAAACATTATAGCAAAATGGGTATTTTTGGTCTACCAAAATAAGTGTTGCTAATCTAGCAATGATGATTGTCGTTGTCGTTGTGGGCCAAATAACCCCAAATAGCAACTATTGCAAAAACGATAACTATCCAGATCATAGCAATTTAATAACAAGCCCCACTGAGTAGATTAGTAACAATGTTGCATTAATAACAATAAGGCTCCATTCCCGCCATATCACAGCAACAATGAGCCACAAAAATGCACCCACGTTAAGCAGGGCCGGGCCCTCAGGGTACATGTTAATGCTGGTGCAAATGGCTCCTGCAATAGTTACTAAAGTAGCAAGCCATTTAAGATAAAATACGATGTCTTTTTTCATGCTCTAAGTATAGCAAAAAGGATCTTTTTGGTCAAGTTAGCAAAATAGTAATTAAACACGCTATGCCAAATAAAAAAGTATTTCCAATTCAATCCAAAACTGCATGCTTACTTAAATGGTCTTGGTCTACAGTATTTTTGGGCACAGGCAAAACTTCCAGCTGTCATCGTGTAGATCAAGAAACTATTACACCCGAAACATTCCATACCTTTCACATGTAATTAGACAACCAGTGTGGGTTAGTTGAACGAAGTTCTGGTGTGGAGATTATTTCTAGAAAACGCTGATGCAAACTGTCCCCAGGACGGTGTACACACTCGGCGTCAAAGTTTTGAAAACTTGCCCAATCTTGTAGCAAATTAAATATAGGACCTATACCCCGCGATCTACAAAAGTCAATGAACGGGATTATATCTTCTATGTTTTCTTTTTGTATTACAAAAGTAGCAGACATTTTAAACTTGTAGTTCTTTTGCAGTTCTACTAGATAATCGATGTTATCAACTACAGACTTCCAACGACCCGGTTTACGCACACTCTCATAGGTTGCCGCTGTTGCTGCATCTAAGCTTAATTCTATTGTACGCAGGTTAGGTAATAACTTTAAATCTGCAATATGATTTTTAATCAGCGTGGCATTTGTTCTAATGTAGTAGTGAACATTTGGTGAAAATTCTGTAGATAAAAATTGTCTGTACACTGCACTAGCAAATGGTTCACCGTTGGCTCCTATTGTGACATAAAACTTTGCATCGGATTTTTGCTTAATCCAAGATCTAATTCTATTGATCCATACAGTTCGTTCATTGATAAATTCTTGATCGTCGTTGAACATAAACTCAGGGCGACAACTAGGACATTGTAAATTACAACTCATATCTATACCAAGATGTATACTGTAATCGTAAGGAGTATAGGTATTTGTTAAATTGGTTCCTTTACTCATAAAGCAATTTACAGTATCACAATATCTGTAATTGCCATCGATAATTGAATTTTGAATTTCCCGAGCTGCGGAACTATTGAAGATATCATCGACAGTGTTAAATTCCATTACATTTCCAACAGGAAACGGTACCCATGCACCGCAGGCACACAAAAAAATATATCCTTCGGTATCTATATTGATCTGATTCCAGGGAAACGTGCAAAGATTTGGAGCGAAACGAGTTTTGACACTAGGAAGATTCCTAGTTTTTTGCATGTATAACGAACCATTGTGAACTGAAACTATTTTCAATGTAATGTAATATCTTCGTTGAACTGTTTTAAATCAATAACACCCAACATTTTCATTATTTTTGCAATATTCTTTGGAGGTTTGTCAGGGACTATTTCGGGGATAAACGCAAATTTTAAATTACCGTCTGCGTCAAAGACAAATCCATAATCTTCTTCCCCGATTTCGTCTTCAATACTATATGCTAGTTCTTCTATTTCGATTTCGGCACGTTTGGTCATTACTGCCTCCTGTTTAAAGTATTTATGGACTACTTGAACAGGATGAGAGCCATAAGTGCAGATTGAATTACAAATCCTAGACCAATAGTAGAAATGTTAAGTACATCTCTGAGAATAATAGCTCTACCAAATAACAAGACTAATCCTAACCAAAGAAATAATACAATATCTACGCTAGGTGTAGAATCTGTCAATCCTGTTAGTAATGCAAGTAGAGTAGGAATAGTGGCCGCATGTAATGCAATAGCGGCCAACCATCCCAATGTATCAGCTGATATTTTACTAAAATGAGTAGTAAAAAACTCGATCACTTGATACCTGATACGATCAAAGTCAATTTTTGAATTTTCCATTGAATTTTCCATTTTTTAAATATTAGTCTTTTTACGAGTTGAATTTAAAACCGGCATCGCTATCTAATTAACTGCCATAGAAAATATGGCGGCCAATCTTGGCTATGGGTTTTTTGCCCCATCCGGGTTTTACGTAGTCAGCATGATAATACATAGCATTTTTTAAACTAGGTAAACGAAACCCTTCTAGTAGAACTTTCTTGGCCACTTCAGCACTTTCATTATACAAAGGCTGATAAATTGGCTTGACTCTATGTGTACCATCGCAGTACCAAGAAAATTGACAAACTACTCGAGAGTAAATGACATTTTTCTGATATACCACGGCACAAACATCGCCAGGGAAATTTCCACTTGCAACACGATTCAATGTAACTTGGGCTACTGCAACTTTGCCTTCGAATGGCTCACTGGCAGCTTCCCAATAAATGTTTTGAGTCAGGCAACGAAGTTGGCGAGAACGGTCATCTGACGATACTACTCGAACTTTTTGCATTTCAGCTTTTTCTGCTTCGAGAGCTTGAAATTTATTTTTAGTGACTGTAGTCAAGGCAAGGGTTGCCAACCACATTCCAAAAACGATTGTCACAAATTTAACCAGACCTGGTAAATGTTGTTTCATATTTCTTCCTCCTTAATTCAGGTTGTAGTTTTATATAACTACGAATTTTCCAAGAAAACAACTGCTATTACCCCATAATATTGGTAGATTATAGCACTTTTTTCGGGTTTTTACAAGTTATATGGGTAGTTTTTATCTAATCGCCGACAAAAACATCTGATGATCCTGATGCCGTTTCTGGCAAACAATGAGCACCACCCACCGGTATGCAAAGGCCATCAGCCGAGGCTGAATCAGGACTATGGTTAACAACTAATATACCTTCAACAAAAACTTGATTACAAGCTGCTATTAAAGATCCGGCACCATGACTATTTGGATCTCCGTTAACAGCCACTAATAAACCATCGGCAAATACCGTTGATTGATTTGATACCACTGTAGTGGCACCACAACTTCTAGAATCAGTATTTCTGTGTATGGCAGGCATTAAGTTATTATACTTCCTCTAGTGACAGGTTCTATACCTGTTGTGGTTTTGATATAATGTTTTTGCATGGCATCAATACTAGGAGCATGCATAATCACATGTTCTTTGTGTAAGTGTACGCCGGCATCTGCATCAGCAGTAAACAAACTTTGAATAAGTCCCATGCCTTGGGGACTAGGCATTACAGTGCATGGTTTGGCTACTTCAAAATATTCGCCATTTACAGAAACGATTCTTGCTACAATTTCGTCTCCGGTTACTAATTTGAAACTAACGATATCGCCTTCGTCATATCCTCGTGATACTAACATTAATGTTTTACCTTTTCGAAAAAATCATTTGATTGTTTTGATAATCCATCAAATCCTCCAGGAATTAATTCATAACCGTAAAAGATTTGAGGAACACTTCTTAGACCTTGATCTACTAGCATCTGCCGCGATTCTGGGTCTTTCTCTATATTAACTTCAGTGTACGGAACATTTTTACTTTCTAATAGTTGTTTTGCTCTTACACAAAACGGGCAATTATTTTTTGAATATACTGTTAACATTACAAACTAAATCCTTTAAACGTGTTTTGATCAACATCTTGTTTTGTGCCACCAATTACATAACTACTAATTTCTGTTTCTTGTGGTGCCACTTGTACTTCGGCACCGGCGATCCATTTGGCTGTCCATGGTAATGGGTTACTACCGGGTTTTATTCCGCAGTTTAATCCAACTGCGGTCATACGCTTACAGGTTAGCCAATCTACATATTGACTGAGTAATTGTTCATTTAGACCAATCATGCTTCCATCTTTAAACAAATACTTGGCCCATGCTTTTTCTTGTGCTGCTGCTGATAAAAACATCGATTCACATTCGGCACGAGTTTCTTCTTTGATACGAATGTAATCTGGATCATCCTGAGGTAGCA